GGCAAGGACATGTCTGTGTAAAGAATCGGTTCTCGTTGTGCGATGGTGCGTGTTGCTTCGGCTCGGTCGTGTATTCGTTGGCGGTCGCGCGCTGATTTGTATTGTGTTCCGCGTCTGCTGTTGCATTCTCTGCACGCTGGCACAAGGTTTGATAGCGAGTGGTCCCCGCCACGATCTATTTCGACTAGATGATCGGCAGTATCTGCAACCTTCTTGTTGCACCAATGACACATAGGTTGCCCTTTGAGTAATGCTGCACGATTGGTTGCATACTCTTTGTTATTTGTTGTGCGTTCTCTTGGCATGGCTCACGCGCTTCGCTTGTGCTGGCGCGCCACTGCGTGGCTTGCCCTTGTCAGTGATGTCGGTCTCATGTGTGTGTGTCCGTGTCTGTTGCTTTGTTTGTTTGTGTGTATGTTATGCGAACCGAGAAGACATACAGGGATGAATGCTCCACCCTCTGGCTTGCCCAACCCAGATCCCTTTGCACTCATCAGCTGATTATGTTTACAGCTCGCCTCGGCGCTTTGCCTCGCTCACTTCGTCGTACATGATTGAGGGCGCACCGATCTACCCACGCTTTCCGTGTGTTACCCGATCACCTTGCGACGGTGTAGGTCATGCGACTAGCCGATTGTTTAGAGCTGGAAGTTGCTCAGAGTGTAGAGAATGTACTCCATGTCAGAGGGCTTCCAGACTGCATTGAAGTGCGACCCTGCATCAAATGCCATGAGCCAGCGCTTCTGTAATGGTGAGAGCTTTCCGCGTTCTGCTTTGAGCTCTACTGCGAGCAGTTTTCCTGACACGGGATGCAGCAGGATCAGATCAGGGAAACCAGCGTCGCCTTGAACATTGGTCAGCCAGCGTCCTCGAGAGTTCTGTGCCGGGAGATCATGATGGATAAGCCAGCCGTAACGCTTGGCGACACTGATGACAATCTCTTTCAGATCGGATTCACTCATCTTTAGATCAGGTTTCATCGCTTGCCACGCTTACGACCTGAGATCCTGCGTGGATCGTCAAGCATAAGCATGAACAGAGTCAGCATTACTCCAAGCACGATGCCAATTAGGTTCAACCATAGAAACCAAATCATTTCAGCACTTCAATGATCTTGGATGCTTCATGTGATTTCAGCAGCTCTAGAACCGCGCTGTCATCGCCAAGTTCACGATGAATTAGTTCCAGCAAGCGCAAGTCATCTAACCCTTCGTCTTTTGCAAGCTTCTTGATGTAGCCGATCTGCTTCGGTGTGGCGAATGCTCCGCGTGGGATGTGTTCTTGAGTGGATGGTTGCCCGGCTGGGCGATCAGTTGTGGGCGCTAGGTTGCCCCCCAGCCGAGCTACCTTTTCCATCTCTTGTCGCGAAGGTCGCGCTCCTTGCTTTGAGAAGTTCATATTGGCTAGGCATCTTCCGATTGAAGAGCTTTCACAGTTTTCGATAAACGATGTCATATTGACCCCACGATCTGTGTGTATTTCGTGTGCGTATCCGGTTGCTGTGAAATTGGCATCGTCGCGATGTTTCCAAATTACTGTCCGCACAATGCAGCTCTCCCCGTCGTAGTTCATGAGAGTGGTTTCAATGCGTCCGTCTGGATATTGCTCCCAGAAGCGAAGCAAGCGCGATTCAACTGTCTCGTAATTGCTGAGATCGAATGCCATCAGCAGACCACCCAGACGATCGCATCGTTGCCCGAGACTGTTTTGCGTGTGCGTCCTGAGTCCATGACTAGAGCGTCGCGCACAAGTGACACACGCGAAGGACGAACAGTGTTGCCAGACATCTCTAATGTGCGTTCAATTTCTTCGTCAGTCATTCCACCGAAGAGCTTGATCGCGTTGTAGATCTTTTGACGCTTGGATCCTGACTTTGGGTAAGCCTTGATCGCTGCGCGCTGCGATGTTGGATGCGCTTTCTTTGCTGTGATAACCACATTTCTATTGACTGTTGGCACATATTTTGTGCCACCTAATCCTGTGGTGATTTGGAATAGTTCTGGCTGATGGTCGGACATGTCGGATGCCTTTTCTATGAGTGCGCTTCGAGCGCTTTGATTGCTTGGTCTAGTGTAGTCACATCGTAAAGTGGCATCGGATCATTCAGTGAAAGTTGGTTTTTCATTGTTCGTAGCCGACGGATGATTGATGCGTGAGGGTTCTTGCTGATTGCCATGATGTCGTCAATGAGTCCGAACATCGCCATCGTGTGATTGACATGATCGGTGCGTTCCAGTACAAGCTTGCGAGTCTCTTCTGAAAGTTCGCCTTGATTCCATGCTGTGCCTTCGCTCATTTTGTGCTCCATGGTCCCCATCCGAAGCCGTAACGCTCCATGCCGTAATTGTAAATTGCTAACCCTGCGATGAGATTAGTTTCAGCGTGTAACAGATCTTCCAGTTCGGTGATGATGCCACGCTTGCTCAGATAGTCCAGCCAGAATCCATTGACCTGCATGAGTCCGAAGGATTTGCGTGGATCGTTGTGGTTGATTGCGTTCGGTGTGCAATTTGACTCTCTCCAGATTATTGACTCCAGCACTGTGCGCTGATCTGGATCCCAGCCGAGGTTGATTGCCAAAGCTGAAAACTGTTCGCACGCGCTCGAATACGGATCGATGTAGATTGTGGAGCTAGTGGTCGTGGTTGGCTCAATGAGGTATGGCTGGACGCTTATCGGCGCTAGGGCAATAGTCCCAGAAGGCTCTTTAGACGCGCTAGGAGCCCCTGTGAGAGCCGTAAAGCCGAAAACGGTACAAAGCACTAGCCCAATCAATTTTTCTGCAAAGTAGTTCATTTTTTCTCCAGTGGTATAGGCACGCCCCATGATGAAGCGTGCGATCGGAATGCAATTTGTCCTAGTAGATATTTTCCCGTCTCGGGCTCTGTGAAGATTTGTACGAGGATCTCTTGTCCGTTATCCATAACGCCTACATAGACGCTGTAATCAAAGAACTGTGGTTCACTCATAGTCACTAGCCTTCCGTCGGTAATTCGACCTTAGGGCATGGGTCAAGCTTTGGGTGGGATTTCCCCAAAGACCTTTAGGAATGCAGCTTTTACCCAAATCACTGAGTCTGCAGCTTGTGGTGTGATCTCAATGTGGAACCAGTCGCCCTTTGGCGCATTGTGAATAGTTGGCTTCTCGTACTTCATCCATGCGTAACGATCACAGCGCCATGCGCGTCCGTGTGGTTCTGGGAAGTAATCAAGGATGCACTGCAAGCCGAGGTCGTTAGCGTTCGCGACAAGCTTGTCAATGAACACGAGCGCTTCTTTCCGAGAGCCTTTTGGATGCTTCTCACTCTTGCGATACGAAAGATCGACAGCTCTGCCAGTCGCGTGAACTGAAAGCGATCCGGGCTTTCCGCGCATGTCACGCTGACCCCATGAGCCATTGTTCCATAGCGCTCCGTTAGATGCAGCGATCGCTTGCTTGATCCATTCGTTCATGCCTGCGCGTGGAGCTGGTGATGCTCCGTCCGCGTTGCCGATGTAGTCCCGAGCGTTCGGGACCCCCGGCTTAGCTTTGGCTATCGCCACGACCAAATGCTCCGTCTTTAGGGTTTACCCAGCGCAGCAACGGGGGGATGATTGCTGCGATTGCACCTTTGCCGAAGTCGCGAGGATCTGTTGTGCCGGTGGAATAGACCGCGATAAGAGCTCCGACTACTGATCGTGCGTAGCTGGCGAGCATGGCTTTGTCTTTAGCTTTCATCGTGTCCGTCCTTTGATTTGTTCTTGAGTCCGTTGGATGCAAGTAATCCTATTAGACCGCCAGAGAGTGTCATGAGCATGGGGTTTAGGACCGAGAAGGCTTCTGCGTCGTTCGGTGCTTGCTCGAGTGGCTGTGTCACAAAGAGCAGACCGTAGAGAAGTGTGAAGATTGAACCGACGAAAGCGAGTGTCAGACCGCAGCCAACGATCAGGATTAGTCGAGCTTTGATTTCATCGTTTGTATATTTAGGCACAGCGACCCGTCCCAATTTGTAGATCTGATGAGATCGTTACTGGCTGGTTGCCTGCGCGCACACAATTTTTGCGTTCACGATCAGAGCATCCAGCACATCCCCACACAACGACTGCGATCAGCGCGCCGTAGCCGATGAGGTAACGCCATTTCACGAAGGATTTGGCAACATCACCGACATGGTTTCTGTCCCTGTTGATGTGATGCCGTAAATGGTTTCGTTTGGTGGTAGTTGTATGCGCATTACTCCAGCTTCTTTATCGACATAAAATCCTGTGCTGGTTGTGACTGTTGCATTGCCTAAATAAACGATTCCGTTTCCGATGTTGTGCAACATGATTTCGCGCCAGCCAATCCATGCTGGGACGATCAGCGTTGGTGATGTTGTTACGGAGACTTCAATAGACCTCATGATGGTCTGCTTGGAAACTTGATTTTCTTTGGGTCTGTGTTGCTTGCTGGCAGGTCGCGCAACTTTTGACGGTAGGTTGCCCACGCCGCCTTGTCGGCTGTGCTGTCTGCTACTTGTGTCCAATCAGATTGGGCAAGTTCACGGTTACGCCAT